TGCTGTGTGTCATTGTCATCTAGTTCAGATTTGAATAGAAATAAAGCCACACAAATATAAGTTTTTTGAAACGCTCCTGTACTCATTATCATAGGTGTGTACTTCATAGGCATATCTAAATAAACACACGGTAAAAGTTGTTCATCAGCCATTAAGTTCTGAAATTGTGTTTCGCTATGTAAAAATGTATAACTTGCACTGTTTGAAGTCATATTATCAACGTGACCCTTTACTAATTGTTTTATTGTCATTTGTCTTTTATTATTTCTGAGTAGTTCTTCTCAAATTTAGTACTAATATTTTGTTTAAGTAGTATTAAGAAGATTAAATTATACGGTAATTGTTCAACTTGTTCGTGTGTATAGTTATATTTTTCTGCTATCATATCAATTGTATTGAAATCGCCTAGTTCATTAAATGATTCAATACCAGCCATTTTTTGCTCTATTGTAATTTCAGATTTTAAACGTTCATTATCTCGTTCAATTATCTTTGTTAATCTATTCAATAGGTAGCAATAGGCTTGAAATACGACTTCGCAATCTAACTCTAAACAATCTACACCCGAATACAATTTAATGACCTCATATACGTTTGAAATGTCCCTACAAGCTAATATCTTTTTTTCGTAGCTTTCTTGACCTAAGTCAAAAGGTAGTTCAATATTATCTATAAAATTACTTTCTTCAAACTTAGTCGGGTCGTCTTGAAGAAATTCTAAATATGGAGTAATAACCTCAATATCTAACATCAATATTTCAACTTCATTTAGCCCAGTTAATATTTGAATAGCTTGTATTTCGTTTGAACTTTGTAATCTTAGATAATCCTTGAATTTAATATCAATCCAGCTTGTAGGAAGATTGAAATCCTTTATTTGTGTTTTAAATTTTATCATAGTAAACGGCTTCTGGGTGCTTTGGCTTTTGGTTTTGATGTAAAGAAATACCTAATTCCGTCTATAGCGTGATTAAAATTATCGATAGGTTTATTTAACTTATTCCCTTCACGATCAACCGCCCACGTATACGCTCTTAATTCTTTGATTATATTTAAACTATTGGATGTAACATAAAAGTTACTTTCTTGCATTCTTTGAATACCGTACATAATACTATCAGCTCCTTTAGTTGCACCTATTATTTTCATTCCCAAACTAGAAAGTTCTTGTATTGATTTTGGCTCAGCACTATCCGCAATAGTGTAAATTGAATTATCAATTGCTAAAGATTTAAATTCTCGCCAAATTTCAGGATTAGTCAAACCAGTTCTATAAATACGTTCATCAAAAATATATTCATTATTCCATTGATAAATATCAGTTATTGTCGTTGGGTCGTTTGTATAACCGAAATCCATACCTCTACCAACTAACTTTGCTTCATTAGGTATTTTATCCAATTGTTTCCACTCCTTAAAAATTACACCTTCTAAATTACCAATTTGCCCTAATCCGTAAACTTTCCACCAATTATCCCAATATGAAGACGTTTTAGCCTTCTCCCTTGCACTTTCTATCTCTTTAATAATTGATTGTTCTAAGGCTTCATTATCCTTATAAGTTAAGACAATAAAGTCTGTATCCTCGTGACCTATTAACTCCTTATCCACCCAAAACTCTGCAACTGGGTTATAATCCAAATAAATAAAATCACGTGTACGAATAGCTAATTGATAGTAACTTTCCCAGTCTACATTATTGCACTCGTTTATAAATAAAACATCACGTCTTGCACCCCTTAATTTATTAGGTTGGTCCGCACTAAAAAATTCAATATAAGAACCGTTTGAAAATTTATAAGTTAATGAAGATTTATTCCAATTATTATCGTTGTACATTCCTATCATATCCATAATCTTAAGAAAGTCACGAATAGCACCCCTTCTTAAATGCGGTATAGTTTCTGAAACAACTGATATTTCTTTCTTTGGATTCTTAACGGCATAATCAATTAAAAAGGGTATAATCGTAAATGTCTTACTCGCTGAAGTTCCACCCCTTACAACTCTAACTCTCTTTAATAATCTAGCTATTTTCTTCTGTGCTGTCGTCGCTTGTAACATTGATATTTATTCCGTTAAATATAGGTTTTTCAACCTCCTCTGTTACTTGGTGGTTCATTGATAATTTTCTTAATTCCTCTGGACTTGCTATCAATTTCATCAAAGCCATTTGTAAAGCTGGAGCGTTTGATTTGTACCATTTAGAACGCATCGAAACTTTTAATTCAATACGATTAGTTTCTAGCAATCCTTTTAGCTCGTTCGATTCGTTCGATTCTGTTGGAAAAAACTCATAAAAAGTTGTCTTATTACAAGGCAAAAAAGCAACTATATCCTCAACAAAAAATAGTTTATGTTTAACTATCATTTCTTTTGCTTGCTCAAATATCTTTTGTTTGTCGTATGCCATTATTCAAAGTCTTTTTTGCATTCAACACCATTACGTTTAACTGATAAAGTAGGGTCTAACTTAATCATTCGCTTTACAATTACATCGCAGTATTTTGGGTCTAATTCCATACCATAACATTTGCGTTTAAGTTGGTGTGATGCAACCATTGTTGAACCACTACCTAAAAATAAATCTAAAACTAATTCGTTTTGATTAGTTATGTTTTCTATTGCCATTGCAGGTAATTCAATAGGTTTTTGAGTTGGGTGTAAATATTTTGAACTACTATCTTTTCCAACACTCCAAACGCTACCAAGTCTTTTACCTTTTATTTCTGCTCCCCTATGATAAACTAATGCAACTTCAAAATCAGTTGAAAATGTTTTTTTTAAATCACCAATACCTCCTCCGCCTTTATCCCAAACTATTATATTTGACAATTCTCCAATTGGTTCGCAAAATTCAATCCATTGTTTTAATACCTTCCAACTTGTCCAAACAAATACAAATCCTTTTGAAAATAATGGTAAATTATTAATCCATTCAGTTATAAATACATTGTCGTTTTCCAATACATCAAACTTTTCGCTTTTAGTTCGCATATTTGATTGATAGCTTACCCCATAAGGCGGGTCTGTAAATACCATATCAGCTTTACTTCCATTCATTAACTTTGCCACTTGGTCGCTATCTGTACTATCTCCACAAAGCAAACGATGCTCTCCTATTTCGTATAAATCTCCTAAAACTGTAATCGGTTCTTCAGGCGGTGTTGTATCAAAATCATCTTCTTCAGCTTCTAAAACAACATCAGTCGCAAAGTCTGGAATATCCATTCCCCAATTATCAAGTTGTTCTAAATTCCATTCATTTTTTAAAACTTCCCAATCCCATTCACCTCCTGAAGTATTGTCTTTAATTAAAAACTCCCTTTGTTGTTCTTCAGTTAAATCGGTTACAATAACGGGTATTTCTTTTAACCCAGCTTCTTTACAAGCTTTATATCTCATATTACCACCTAATATAATCATATCCTGATTAACAACTATCGGTCTAATATCTAACATTTCTGGAAAGTCTTTTATAGACTGAACTAGTTTTGTAAACTTATCATCCTTAATTATTCGTGGGTTATTTGGGTTGAGTTTTATCTCGTTTATTTTTAAATATTTCATAATATTAATGTCATTTGTTTATTAAACATTGCATCTACAACAGTTGAACAACCGTATCTTTTAACCGCCAAATCAATAAAGTAAGGTTCTTTACGTACTCTATAATTTGACTTAACGACTGGCAAAGGATCAATTAGAATACCGTCTACAAAAGTAGCTTTGATATTCCTAATTTTACAGTATTCCTCTAATTTCTCTAGTTGTAACATATTCTTTCATAAAGATAATAATATTTCTCACATTTGATATTTTCATATACGATTATTTCAAACCATTCAAAAAGTTCTTTTGTCATTTCTTAGTTTTAAAGGTTGAATAATTATTTACAATATATATGACAAATTCACGCATAAACACGCTATCATTTTCACTCTTGTACCATTCAATTGCAACTTTATGTAGGTCTGACAAAGTGCCATGCTTTGTAATTATATTCCTTCTATTGGGCAAATCTAATATTGGCTGGATTAACATAATTTTTTAATTTTATAATTTTTGAATATTTAGGTATATCAATTCCATGTTCTGACATTTTACCATCTCTTTTTTTTATCTTTTTAAAATGATAAGTATAACCTAAATAACCATCTTTTCTAGGTGCAATATAATAAATATAACCTATTGCTTTTTCAGTTCCATAATCTCGACTTTCCCAAGTTACTTCTACCATTTGACCAACTTTAAATTTGCATCTTTGAACTCTTTTATTTTGTAAGTCTTCAATACTTTTGTAAAAGTTGTATTTTAATTGTTTTTCTAATATGTCAATATCAGTTAACATAGTTCTTTATTTTCTTTTAAATATAAATCAATAAGAAATTTAGTTTTTTCTAGATCTTCTTTAAAGTTACCTTTTTTTCTGCATCTAATAATTCTTTTTATAATATCAAATTCGTAACTGTTTAGATTTTGTTGTTCAGCAAACTGATATAAACTTCCTTTTGAATTATCATAGTGCGAAGGTTCTTTATCGTTACTAGATATATCAAATGAACTTGTACTCCAATAATCTACTTTACCAATATGATTATACTCATCACCAACTAAAACTTGACCTTTGATAATATTGTCATCTTTGTAATTAACTTGAACGACTAAATCCGTTGTTTTTGATTCTGCAATTATATTTTTCATCTTTGTTGTAAATAAATTTTAATCATATGTTCAATTGTCTTATCGATATGTTTTTCACCGTTTTCACGAAACCACATAAAGAAATCAAATAGTTCTTTCTCCATTATTTTAATTCGTCTAAGTAATTATTAACACAATTTGTAAAATTATGTCCTAATTCGTGCGATAAAGTAATTAACTCAACGCCTAAGTTTCCAATAGCTGAAATCTGTAAATATGGATCACGTAATTCAATTGCTTCTTTTAATTTCTGTAATTCTAATTCTAATTCTTTCATATCTATTTAGTTTTGTTCGGCTAATATACTTAAATATCTTTAATAATCATAAATTCACAACCATATTTTGTAACTTCTTTTCCCCTGAATAATTGCAAAGGTTTAACAGTATCAGTTTTTTCCTTGCATTCTATGAATAAAGGC